TCTAAAAGAAACGTTTCAACAGTTTGTTGATCAAAAGAACATCCCAAATCTACTACTCACGGGTGGTCCTGGTGTAGGCAAGACCACCGTTGCTCGTGCAATGCTAGAGCAACTGGACTGTGATTATATCATCATCAACGGTTCGTTGAATGCTGGTATCGATGTTCTTCGAAATGAAATCACTGGTTTTGCATCGTCTGTCTCGTTCAAGGGTGGTCGTAAATACGTCATCATTGACGAGGCAGATTATCTGTCTGCTGACAAAGTGCAGCCAGCGTTTCGTAACTTCATGGAAGAGTTTAGCCGTAACTGTGGTTTCATTCTGACATGCAACTTTAAGAATCGGCTTATCGCACCTCTACATTCTCGGTGTTCTGTTGTTGAGTTTAACATTGCCAAGAAAGATAAGCCCGTTCTTGCGGTTCAGTTTATGAAGCGTATCTCTGGTATCCTAGATGCTGAAGGCGTTACGTATGATAAGCCTGTAATCGCTGAGTTGATCAATCGTCACTTTCCAGATTGGAGGAGGGTTCTAAATGAACTTCAGAGGCATTCCGCGACAGGCAATATCGACAAGAGTATTCTTGGTAATAGTGGGTCTGATAGTTATAAGACACTTCTTGTTGCACTGAAAGCAAAGAACTTCTTTGCTGCTCGTAAGTGGGTAGGAGAGAACACTGACATTGATAGCACCACACTGTTTCGTGATATGTACGATAACATTGCAGATATTGTTAAAGACAACTCTATTGGACAACTGATCCTTCACCTAGCTGAGTTTCAATACAAGTCTGCATTTGTCGCCAATCAGGAAATCAATACCGCTGCGTTCGTTCTATCGATCATGGCAGATTGCGATTTCAAGTGAACAGTGTATTCGATGTAATGAATCTTGCCAGTGATATTGTAGAGGTTGAAGAAGAGGACTTTAGGCCTAAAGCGATCTATAGCCCCTTCGATTTCATCGACAGTATCAATACACATAAGAACCTATTCAACGGACCACACGATCCAGCGCAAGTGGAGAAAGAATACAATCCTTGGATTGTCAACCGCGGGCTATCTTTGTTTCATGATACCGCAACATTAGCAAACCTTGTTAACCAATACTATCACCTAGACAAGAAACTTCAATACGATTTTTTACTAAATACTGTTAGACCAAAGTTTCGGAAGTCGAAATGGCCTAAGAAAGAAAAGGATGCCGATCTAGACATCATCAAAGAAGCATTCGGTTACTCGGACCGAAAAGCTGAAGTTGCGTTGTCTGTATTGTCATCCGAACAGGTAAAAAACATAAAGAAAAGATTAAGTAAGGGTGGAACAAAATGAAACTGACAGTAGAGGCTCTAGTAGAGGTAACCCTAAAAGAGCCAGACGATTTCTTGAAGATTAAAGAAACGTTGACTCGCATTGGGATCGCTTCACGTAAGGACAAGATCCTGTATCAGTCCTGTCATATTCTGCATAAGCAGAAGAAATACTATATCGTTCACTTCAAAGAGTTGTTTGCTCTTGATGGCAAACCAACTGATTTCTCGGATACAGATGAAGGTCGTAGAAACACAATCATCAATCTTTTGGCAGAGTGGGGTTTACTCACTATTGTTGAACCAAAGAAAACAGAAGAACCAATCACTCCACTAAATCAAATCAAGATTTTATCATACAAAGAAAAGCATGATTGGAATCTTGTAACAAAATATAATATTGGCAAGAAGTAATCTTAGGATGATACATTATGCAACCATGGGAACCAGTATGGACGCCTACACCGAAGCTACCACCCTTCATATGGGAGTGGGTTGTATTTGGTGATCCTAATGCAATCGTGTTAAAGTTTAGAGAAGAGAAATCCTGGTGGTTCAGAATGAAGACCAGGATTCTTCTCGGCAGTAAGTGGAAACGTTTATAAATAACTCGTCTATGCCAAATGGGTAGACATTACATCAACTCTCGCTTAAATAGGAGAACTAATATGGCTAACACTTTTTACGGCTCAAGCTTTGCTTTTACCCCAGAAATAGATAAGTTTTTTGTTGGCTTTGATCCTCTAGTACAGAAACTAGCATCAGCGGCAGAGCAGACAGCAAAGCTTTCTACGAACTACCCACCATACAACATCAAAAAGATTGATGGAAACAAGTATGTCATTGAAGTGGCAGTTGCGGGTTTCGCACGCGAAGATATTGACGTTGAACTCTCTGATGGTAAACTAACTATTAAGGGCAATGTCAAGTCAGGTGAATCTTCTGAGAAAGATTCAGAAGGCGAATGGACTTGGCCACTATTTCTACATCAAGGATTGGCAATGCGTCCATTTACGCGCCAGTTCACACTTGCTGATCATGTTGAAATCACTGGCGCAGAACTTCTAAATGGGATTCTTCGCGTTGGTCTGGAGTATGTCATTCCAGAACATAAGAAACCGAAGAAGATTGACATTCAAGACAAACATGATATCCATACAACAAAAAAATCTTCTTCTACCGCAGAATATCTGGCTGAAAGAGAAGGAAAATAAATGCTAGAAAAATACATCGTCCCTGTATCAAGAGTTGCAGGGTTTACCATTGCAGGTCTATGTTTGATCACTATGTATAATCTTCTTGCACTATAAGGAGATTGTCTATGTGGCCATATACTGAGGACGAATGGGATTATCTAGGATAATCTATAAATAGAGAGGGGCATATTGTCCCTCTCTTTTTGTTTCAAGGACTATAGCGATGAGTTTCTACACAGATGTAATCCAAAAGAGCCCATTGTTTCATACAACAAACATGGTAAACTCTTTAGACTTGTTATTCCCAGCGTTCAAAGCCAAAGTCGAGGCACTTATGGCAGAATCTGCTGCTGCTGGTCAACCACTAAAGATCCTAGAAACTTATCGCTCAGATGAACGCCAGGTACAACTCTTCAATCAACATGCCACGAAGCTGAAGAATGTTGGTGTACATCACTATGGGCTTGCTTGTGATATCGTAAAGCTGGTCAATGGTCAACCTTCATTTGAAGGCGACTATACGTTCCTTTGCAGACTAGCAACAAAGCACGGTCTTATCTCTGGTGCAGATTGGGGCACTCCTAAATCAGTACATACATTCAAGGACATGGATCATGTCCAGTTTGTTTCTGTAAAAGATCAAAACAAACTCTTCAATGGTTCATGGTACCCAGATGCCAACTATGATCCTTATCAAAATCTATAAGGAATGTCAATGCACAAGTTTGGTCACTTTCTAAGAGAAGATATCTCTCTTACGTTTCAGTATCATGATGAGTTGAATCCTCTTATCTGGGATGGTGATGAACTAAAGCAGAACATCAAAGAACGTCTTCTATTGATTGGTAGAATGTTTGCTGTGTTTGCCAATATTCCAGAAGATGCTATCAAAGACATCGTGTTCACTGGTGGCAATGCAAACTATAACTATACACCACATTCCGATCTAGACGTTCATCTACTGATCAACATTCCAAAGATTCCAGGTATCAACCGCGTGTATCTTGATGATTATCTTTATGATAAGAAACTTTTATGGGGATACAAACATCCATCGCTGACTGTCATGGGATATCCTGTTGAACTATATGCGCAGAGTTATAGAGAGAAGTTGGTGTCACCTAAAGCAAATCGTGGTGTCTACTCTCTAATGCAAGACAAGTGGCTGTTCAAGCCAAGAAAAGAGAAGCCAGGTGACTTTCACAATGACACAGGCTTTAAGAATAGACTTGAACATCTAATCAAACAGATCGAAGATGTTCTCACAAAGACTGGTGACCATAGCGAGGACATTAAGCGCCTCAAGATCAAGATCCGCAATATGCGTTCTTCTGGTATTCACAAATCTGGTGAACTTTCTGTTGAGAACCTCCTCTTTAAGGAGTTACGTAATATGGGCTACATTGATAAGCTAAACGAATATCTGATAAAAATGCAAGATCGACATTTATCTGTTTACTAATCTCTCGCTTTGGTGTAAGATGAGCCATTGAGAGATTCTAAACAGTTGAGGTGATATGGATTATTACACAAACACATTCATGCAGCGCGGCAAGATGTATGTACGCGGCATTCAAAACGGCAAACAAGTAAAGCAAGTTGTCAACTATAAGCCATATCTGTTTATTCCTACAACAGAACATACGAAGTATAAAAACATCCATGGTTCTCCTGTGGGTAAGATCGACTTCGATTCGGTTGATGATGCAAAAGAGTTTCAGAAAAAATATGAAAACATCGATGGAATGCCAATCTATGGCATGACCCATTTCATCTATCCATTCATGTATGACACATTTCCAGGTGAAATCAAGTACGATCCTTCTGCAATCTCTGTTGTCAGTCTTGATATCGAAACTGTGGTTGGCGATGTAGATATTGCTACTGCCATTCAAACAACTCCAAATGAAGTGACTGCTATTACCATTTCGCGCAATGGTAAGAAAGCGGTGTTTGGTTGTGGAGATTATACACCACACGAAGACAACATCACCTACTACAAATGCAAAAATGAATACCAACTGTTTCAGAAGTTTCTAGATATCTGGAACTCCTATGATTATAGCCCAGATGTGCTGACTGGTTGGAACGTAGAGTTTTTTGACGTTCCCTATCTTGTTGGTCGCATTCGGATGATTCTAGGAGAAGATGCTGCGAAGCGTCTTAGCCCATGGCAAATGCTTCGCGAGTATGATGTTGAAATCAAGGGACGTAAGATGACATCATACTACATGATGGGCATCACTGTACTTGACTGGATGGCACTTTACAAGAAGTTTACATACACATCACAGGAATCCTATCGTTTGGATCATATTGCCAAGGTCGAACTTGGTGACCAGAAGCTAGACTATAAAGCACAAGGTTACACAAGTCTACAAGATTTGTATGAAAGAAACTTTCAGCTTTACGTTGAATACAACATTCATGACGTTCATATCGTTGATCGGCTAGAAGATAAGATGAAACTGATTGAACTGGTGTTTGCTATTGCTTATGACGCAAAGGTAAACTATCAGGATACACTAGCATCTGTGCGCCAGTGGGACGTAATCATCCACAACTATCTGATGCAACGAAATATCGTTGTAGGCAATCAGAAGAAATCTGGTCGTAGTGATGATAGTCTTGTTGGTGGTTATGTTAAAGATCCAAAAACAGGTATGCATCGTTGGATGGTTTCATTCGACCTTAACTCTCTGTACCCACATTTGATTCAACAATACAACATCTCACCCGAGACGTTTGTTGAAAAGATGTGGGACTTCTTAAGCATCGATCAACTGTTGAGAGTTAGAGACACTGGGTTGCAAGGCTCTGAATACTCTTATGCAGCCAATGGTTGTGTATATCGCAAAGACAAGCAGGGCTTTCTTGGTGCTATCATGGCCAAGATGTATGATGATCGTGTTGTCTATAAGAAGCAGATGATCGAAGCCAAGAAGATGTATGAAAAGACCAAAGATCCTAAGCTTGCTAAAGAGATTGCACGGCTCAACAACCTACAGATGGCGAAGAAGATTCAGCTAAACTCCGCTTATGGCGCACTTGGCAACAAATACTTCCGTTGGTATGACATCAACCACGCTGAAGCTATTACTATGTCTGGCCAGCTTTCCATCCGCTGGATTGCTGATCGTATGAATGAATACTTGAACAAGCTATGTGGTACGACAGACTATGATTATATCATTGCATCAGATACAGATTCTATCTATGTGACACTAGCACCTCTGGTCGACAAGATCATGCCAGATGAAACGGACACAAAGAAGATCGTTGAAGTTCTAGATAAGTTTTGCCTTAGTAAGATTGAACCATTCATCGATAAAGCATATCTGGAACTATCTGTTCGGATGAATGCATATGCACAAAAGATGTTCATGAAGCGTGAAGCTATTGCCGATAAAGCCATCTGGACAGCAAAGAAGCGATACATTCTAAACGTCTGGAATCAAGAAGGGGTTGCATACGATTCGGCAAAGCTAAAGATGTCTGGCATTGAAGCGGTCAAATCATCAACACCACAATCTTGTCGTGATAATATTAAGAAGGCATTAAATCTTGTCATGAACGAAAGTGAAACGACACTGCAAACGTTCATCGCAGATTTTCGTAAAATGTTTACACAGTTGCCTTTTGAGGAAGTGGCATTCCCTCGTGGTGTCAGTGATCTAGACAAGTATGAAACCAAAGACATTGAAACGTATGCTTCTGGTACTCCTATTCATGTTCGTGGCAGTATTCTGTACAATCGTATGCTAGAGCGTCATGGACTAGGTAATAAATACGAGCAGATAACAAACGGTGATAAGGTGAAGTTCTGTTACATGAAAACACCTAATCCCGCTAGAACAAATGTCATCTCCTGTCCATCTGAGTTGCCATCAGAGTTTGATTTGGAGAAGTACATCGACTATCCAATGCAGTTTGATAAAGCGTTCATTGCACCACTACAGGGCATTCTGGATGTGATTGGTTGGAAGTCAGAGAAGATCGCAACACTAGAGGACTTTTTCAGCTAATGGACGAAGATTTTGATTTTGGCTTCACATCGACCACATCGGAAGATATTGCAGCACCGATTATTGTCTCTAAGACAACAAAGAACGATCAAACGATTGACAAGCTACTAGCAGCAATCACACCACTACTAGACAATCTAGCCAAGGATGCAGACAAAGATGTCATCCATTGGCCAAATCGTGCTGCAAAGATTGAAGAGTTTCGCAAGAAACTATACAAGATCGCTGGAAAAACATTGCCTAAGAAGTGATTTTGTGATACAGTGAATACTGGTTTAAACCAAGGAGATTATATGAGCATTCTAGACAAACTACGTAAAGCAAGCACAATCAAGGAAGCAGATGTGCTATCGGATTCCAAGTTCTTTAATAAGAAGGACATGATTCAGACTTCCATTCCCATGCTCAATGTTGCACTATCAGGTAGTCTAGACGGTGGTATTACACCAGGTCTAACTCTCTGGTGTGGTCCATCAAAGCACTTCAAGTCATTCTTCTGTCTTCTAGAAGTCAAAGCGTACCTTGACAAATATCCTGAAGCTATCTGCCTCTTTTACGACTCGGAGTTTGGTGCTGGTAAGAAGTATTTTGAAACCATAGTCCAATCACCGACGTTGAACAGTTCAAGTTTGATGTTATGCAGCAACTTGAAGTGATTTCTCGTGGCGACAAGGTAATCATCTTTGTTGACTCTGTTGGTAACTTGGCTTCTAAGAAAGAAGTTGATGATGCCAAGGATGGCAAGTCTGTTGCAGATATGTCACGGGCGAAGCAGATCAAGTCTGTGTTTCGTATGATTACGCCACATCTAAACATCAAAGACATTCCAATGGTCGTTGTGAATCACACATACCAGACACAGGAAATGTACTCAAAGGCCGTCGTATCTGGTGGTACTGGTATCTATTATTCTGCTGATACAATCTTCATCATTGGTCGTCAACAAGAGAAAGATGGCACCGAAGTCACTGGTTACAACTTCATCATCAATGTTGAAAAGTCACGCCATGTTCGTGAAAAGTCCAAGATTCCTATTGAAGTTCGTTTTGAAGGTGGTATCTCAACATGGTCTGGTCTACTAGATGTTGCTCTAGATTCTGGTCATGTGATTAAGCCAAAGAACGGTTGGTATCAGCAAGTTGACATGGAAACTGGCGAAGTTCTACCAAAGAACTATCGCCGTGCAGATACAGACACCAAAGATTTCTGGCTTCCTGTTTTGAAATCAAAATCTTTCCGCAAGTATATTGAGGATAACTATAGACTTGCACAGGAAGATATGGTATCTAATGAAGATATCTCGGATATCTACGGAGAAGCGGATTGACTAAAGAAGAGTTTGAAGTTAAGTTCAAAGAATATTTGAATGAACAAGGATCTAATCCAGGCACTGGTTGGATTAGCAAGATGGGTTGGCACTATAAAAAGCGTCAAGAGTTCATGAGACTTATTGACTATCAGGAGGATGTTAAGTGATTGAAGAACAGGTAATCTTTTCACATCTACTTTATAATGAAGAATATTGCAGAAAGGTGATCCCATTCCTGAAGACCGAATACTTCCAAACACGGCCTAACAAGATCGTGTTTGGACTTATTGACAAGTATGTCAAGACTTATTACAGGGTGCCTACAAAGGAAGCTTTGCAGTCTGAAATCTTGTCTCTCACAAATATTAGTGAAGATGAGTATTCAATCTGCAAAGATACTGTACAGACATTCAATGCAGACTTGGCTACGTCCATTGATTGGTTGTTTAACGAAACGGAGAAGTTCTGTCAAGAACGAGCCGTCTATAATGCAATCATGGACTCCATCAAGATCATTGATGGCAAAGATGACAAACGCGGTAAAGGAGCATTGCCAGAGATTCTAACTGAGGCTCTGGCAGTCTCTTTTGATACAAACATCGGGCATGACTTTCTTGGTGATGCTGAACAGCGGTATGACTTCTACCATCTGAAGGAAGAGAAGCTAGAGTTCGACCTAAAGTATTTCAATAAGATTACTAAGGGTGGTGTATCTAAGAAAACGTTGTCTTGTATTCTAGCGTCCACAGGCGTTGGTAAGACGATGTTTATGACTCACTGTGCAGCAAATCATCTGGACATGGGCAAGAACGTTCTCTATATCACCATGGAAATGTCTGAAGAGCGTATTGCAGAACGTATTGACGCCAACTTGATGAATATCACGATGGACGAACTTCGTGATCTACCGAAAGATTCTTTCAATAAGAAGATCAATCGAATCAAGTCGTCAACACAAGGCAAGTTGATTATCAAGGAGTATCCAACATCATCTGCTGGTGCTGCACACTTCCGGCATCTATTGCAAGAACTTCGTATTAAGAAGAACTTCAAGCCAGATGTGATCTATATTGACTATCTAAACATCTGTGCGTCTACACGTATGAAGATGGGTGGTTCTGTAAATAGTTATATGTACATCAAGTCGATTGCCGAAGAACTACGTGGTCTTGCGGTTGAGTTTGATCTACCAATCATCACGGCTACACAGTCAAATCGTGATGGTTATAACTCTTCTGATCTTGGGCTAGACAACACCTCTGAATCATTTGGCTTGCCTGCAACAGTAGACTTCATGTTTGCTCTGATGGTAACAGATGAACTGGCTGAAATGAACCAGATCCTTGTCAAGCAGTTGAAGAACCGCTATAGCGATATCAATGAAAACAAGAGGTTCGTTATCGGTGTAAACAAGTCTAAGATGCGTTTTCATGATGTGGATGATTCTGAGCAAGAGAATATTCTAGAAGGTCCTAAGAAAGATAAGTATCAGGACAAGCCGGTAATGGACAACACTCAGGTCGGTATTCGTGCCAACGAAGAAGACAATATGAAGTGGATGACTAAGGCTGCCGGTCGTAAAGATTTTAGCGGATTGAGAATGACTTGATATACAGAATCAGAACGTTCGATGGTAAGTACCACATTTTTGAGACAACCACTGGGTTTACCATCTATTCCTCAGCCGAGGAAGACAAGGTGAAATCTATGTGTCGTTTCTTAAACTCAGGAGGTGGTTTCAATGGAGCCACCCCTGCATTTTTTTGCCACAAAGCTGACATTATCGATTGACATTTTCCACGAATCAGCTATATTGAGAATGTAGTCAGTGAGAAGGAATGATTCGTTATGGCAAAGGCAATCGAAGCGTTCATGGGGCATGACTCCTACGGCCGTCACATTCATGCTGCTGTCCGCGAGGATGGTCAGTGGTTCTCTCGCCACTGGGGGTTCAACGGTTACGGAAACGGTTGGCTCAAGTGGAAGAAAGATCAAGAACTTCCTCGCCTCGAAGATGGTCGTGTCGAATGGGGGTTCAAGACCCTTGAGCCTATCAATCCTGAAGGCCTTCGGTTGCCAAATTAACCACTTGACATTTTTTCAGAATCAGCTATGTTGAGAATGTAGTTAGTGAGAAAGGTGATTCGTTATGATTAAGATTTTTGCTATTGCATTCGCTCTGGTTGCCCTAGAACTCTTTGGGTTCAAGGAACTCGTTAGTTTTATGCATCCCATTGCGTTGATTAAGTTTTTCATCGCTATTCCGTTCGTTGCCATTGCTGCGATTACCGCTTGGTATCCCTTTGCGGTCGGCATCTGTGGCGGTCCTGAACGCTTCTGATATCTCTTGACATTTATCTCGAATCGTGCTAGGTTCAGATCATAGAGGATGGAGATGAAATGGAAGTTCACGTATCAGGTATCAATGCGCGCAAAGCTGAGGAACTCACCGAAGCAGCAGAGTTTTTTGCCCGTCAGTTGATGGACCCTCGCATGGTTCGCAAACTCTCTATTGATCTGGAGATTGAAACGAATCTAGACGTTCATGGTGAATGTGTAGACGAAGAAGGCACGAGGAATCCACGGTGGTTCACGATTCGCCTGAAGCGCCAGAAGATAGAAGATATGATTAAAACTCTAGCGCACGAAATGGTTCATGTTAAGCAACACGCTAAGAATGAACTGAAAAGCGGCATTGTGGTTGTGTCTAGAGGCAAGCTAAAGATGACCAGCAAATGGCACGGCGAAATCTGGAAACCTAAGCGCAATGAAGATAACTATTTTGATTCGCCTTGGGAGGTAGAAGCTTACGGCAAAGAAGTCGGGCTCTATCACAAGTGGTTTGCGTTCATCAACGAACGTTATAAGTAGAGTTATATTCCCTAGGGGCCCTATCGGTAGGGGCACAAGACTGTTAATCTTGTCGTTATAGGTTCGAATCCTATCTAGGGAGCCATTTAAAAAGGAAACTACCATGTTTCACGTATACGCATTGAACGCAGATTACGAAATGGTTGTTGAATGTCTGGTCGAAGATTATAAAGCTGCTTTAAAGCTTGCTGAAAGTCTGGACCTAATCTATGGCAGAGATAATGTCTGTCTTGAAGTGGTGATTGATGACACTGAAAAGGTCTAAGTGAAATAAAGGATTGTTATGAAGATTGGTATTACATGTTCCTGCTTTGATCTGTTTCATTCGGGTCATGTTCTTATGCTTGAAGAAGCTAAAGAACACTGTGATTTTCTTATCGCAGCACTTCAGACTGATCCTACGATTGATCGTCCAGAAAAGAATAAGCCAGTTCAAGATGTATATGAACGTTGGTCACAGTTAAATGCCTGTAAATATGTAGACAAAATCATTCCATACTCCACTGAAGGTGACCTATATAATCTTCTACTCACCCAGAAGATTGATATTCGGTTTGTAGGAGAAGAGTATGAGTCTAAAACTTTTACTGGCAAATATATGCCAGGCATTGAGATTTATTATAACAGACGCGAACATAACTATAGTTCTTCTGGGCTACGTGAACGTATTATGAAAGGATAAAATATGTACCAGACACATCAGTATGATCCCGAAGAGTATCTACCAGAAGTCGTTCCAAACGTAGTATTCAAGACTCGTGTGCGTGACGATTCGATTGAAGGACCAAATCCTTATCGTTGGGAAAAAAGGACTTCGTTTGACTATTTTGCAAACAAGCGCGTAGTTCTATTTTCTCTTCCTGGTGCCTTTACACCTACTTGTTCGACATATCAGCTTCCTGGTTTCGAAGAAAACTATAAAGACTTCAAGGCACTAGGCATTGATGATGTATATTGCATCTCAGTCAATGATGCCTTTGTAATGAACGCTTGGGCCAAGTCACAACAGCTTCAGAAGGTCAAGGTCATTCCAGACGGTTCTGGTACATTTACTCTTGGTATGTCGATGCTAGTGAATAAGGAAAATCTTGGCTTTGGCACACGTTCCTGGCGTTATGCTGTAGTGGTAAACAACGGCAAGATCGAAAAGTGGTTCATTGAACCTGGCTTTGGTCACAATGTCGATGATGATCCATACGGCGAGACTGCACCTGAAAACATTATGAAATGGCTCAAAACTGCTTGACTTATTCCACGAATCAGCTATGATGGGAATATAGAGAGACAAAGCTTCTCTCTGATACAAAATGGAGATTGATTATGTTTAATGTTGGTGATCGAGTTAAGCTTACCAGTTCGGCACGGGGCTATATTGACGAACCTGATAATGGACTTGATGTCGGTAGTCTGGGTACTGTCACTGAAAAAATCGATCCATATGGACAAACTGATGGGATATATTGGCGGGTACAGTTTGATTCTGGTTATTTTGGTAATCATGACCTTTCGGTTTATATCTTTAAAGATGAAATCGAGTTGGTAAAAGAGACAGTGCAAGATGACATTATCAAACTTCTAAAGCTTGCACAGGCTGCTATTATTCATTATTCTCAAGATCCAGATGAAGCAATCGCCTTGCGTATTGAAAAGTTTCTTGCAAGCAATACTTGATACATAAACATGTTTTATAAGTAGAACATGAACAACGTAACGAACTTTAAAAACTTCATTGTCGAGTCACAAAACACACTCCATGCCTTTGACATGGATGAAACTTTGTTTACTCACGATCCAGGTTCACTCGCTATTCATGTAAACGATGAACATGGCAAGCGAGTGAAGTCTTTAAGTAATCAACAGTTCAATACGCATAAGTTAGATCCAGGTCATTCATATGACTTCTCTGACTTTAGATCATCTAGCAAGTTGCATCAAACGGGTAAACCTATTCGTAAGATGCTTGCTAAGATGAAAGCCATTCATAATAATGGCGGTAAGGTTGAGATACTAACTGCTCGCGCAGACTTTGACGATCAGCCAAAGTTTGCCGAGTTTATGAAGAAGTATGGAGTAGATATAAATAAAGTGCATGTTCGCAGGGCTGGTAATAAGCCTGGTGATCCTGCCGTAAGAAAACGTGATATTGTACACAATCTCATTAATCAGAATGGATATAAAAACGTCCATCTCTATGATGATTCTAAAGACAATCTAGCACAGTTTCTTTCATTGAAGCAACAACATCCTGGTGTTAACTTCAATGCTCATCACGTAAGTCATAACGATGACACTGGTGAGACTACGGTACGCACAACGAAAGTTTAATGCCGATATAGTATAGTGGTAATACAGTGGATTTGTAACCCTCTGACAGGAGTTCGATTCTTCTTATCGGCACCAGACTATTTTGATGAACAATGATCTATTACGAACTAGACGTAAGGCGCTAGATGGTATGAAAATCAGGACCAGAACTTGAACGTTCATTGTTCATCTAAATAGATTATTGT